CAGCAAGCGGGAATTTAGAATCAGTCACATACTTAATAGTAGCCGCCTTGAACAAGGCTTCACTATGGCGCTTGCTAAGATAATCTGCCCGTTGCCAAAAATTATCAATCTTGTCGGCTTCAGTAGCAATATGGATAGCCAGTTGGTTGTTTAATGCCTCAAGTTTATTTTTGATGGACTGAATTGTAGAAGGAATATAACTCAGACCTTCACGACTTGCTTGGAAGTCAAGTTCACCGATATTAAATTCCATAACAAGACCGCAACCAAGAAGACCGCGTAACTCGCCTAGTGTACTATCAGCCGCCGGCACATCAATGGGATACTGAATGTTACCCATGATTGCTACACTAGATGAACGGTCACTACCAAGACTATGTACGCCTGGGATAATGTCACGATCCTTGTATTCGGGGTCAAGGAAAGTAAAGTCCTTAGAGCCGTGAATTACAGGGCGCAGTTTGAAATACTTGTAGACATACCTTGTCTCAGTACGGAACTTATCAAAGTCCCAGCGGTCGTTTACACTAAACTTGACCTCAACACCATTGGGTTCGGTAGTATCATTCTCAGTCATCAATGCGATACTAGGCACACCTTGATCATTGATAAAGGCTGTGTAGATACCCTTGCGACCGTTTTGAATAGCGGTTACAGTAAAATTATCTGTATAGCTAAACGGAGACTTACTACCAAGACCAAGAGCACCAATAAAATCGTTAGAATCGGTTTTAGTAGATTCAAAATAGGTAGTATAGATGTTTGTAACTTGTGCATGGCTAAGTCCTGTACCATAGTCACGAATACTGAACCATGGCTCTAGTTGATTCGGAAGATGAATATCAAAAGGCAAGTCTGGTTTGCCTGCGGCAACATGACTATCCACAGCATTGCAGGACAATTCACGGATGATAGCGCGGATCTTGTTAGCATACAGACCCGAACTCAGAATGTTAAAAGCCTTAGCTGAATTGCGAATACGGAACTCGCCAATCTGGCCTACATTACTAAGGATGGCCTCATTTTGAGGCGTGTTATTCAAAATCATTATTCAACTCCGAAATGTTTCTTGAGTTTATCGCCAAAACTGTCGTAGGGATAACTAGTATCATCACTATCCAATATCCGAGCACACTCCCTGATAACCCTGTGAGCATACTCTAGCATCTTCTTTTCATCGTATAGATCAAATCCACGACCATCATGTGGCTCTTGATAATCAACTGCCCAGGGGTTAGGCAGCAGTTCTTTTAAAAGTTCATTCATAAAACCTCAAACGTAGAAATCTTCACCACGCTGATAAGCGCCGATGGCGTCATAAACTGCCTCACGAACCACAGTGTCAAGAGCCTCACCGTACTTCTTGGAGTCAAAATTAGCGAGGTCTTCAAGATTCTGATATACAGTTTTCCAGGAAAGATTATGCTCCTTAGCATACTGAACGATGCCAAAAACTGCGACATTGCCTTCTGAAGTGAACATACCGAAATCCATAATTTGCTCCGTGTCTTAACTGTCTATGAGACTATTATATAACCAAACGGATTTATTGTCAACCATTACCACTGATGATAAATCACCATATGATCAACATTTGGGACATTGCCCACTGGCCGGTATATTTGTTGCTCACCGTCCCATTGATCCGGGTCAAAAAGTTTATCATGTTCACCGACTACAACAAAACGCACATCCTTGCCGGTGTGATGGCTCTTGACAAAAAATTCCTGAGGCATACCGAAAAACTCAGAAGCCAACTTAAGGACTTTGCGGGTCTTGTCGTATTCGCAATACTTGAGTGAAACAGTCGGGATTGTTGCCTCTTCGGTCATTTGACGATGCCGAGCAGCCTCGTACTTGCGGTCGGTAGCACTACGATACATTGTTGACTCCGTTTTCTTACTGTACCCGTAGTATATAAGAAAACGGAATTATTGTCAACCTCTGTTAGTAATTACTTTGTCAGCAAGTCCATAATCTACGGCTTCTTGGGCGCTCATAAAATTATCACGCTCCATATCGGCGCTCAACTGCTCAAATGTTTTACCTGCTGAGTTATGCTTGACATAGATATTGGTCAAGTTGCGCTTCATTTCAAGTATTTCGTTAACCTGAATAAGCATATCGGTTGCCTGACCACGGGCACCACCACTGGGTTGATGAATCATGTGCCTAGCACTGGGAAGAATAAAACGCTTATTGGGTGCACCTGCTTGTGCAAGCAAACTCCCCATGCTACACGCCTGACCCATAACGATTGTGTGAATGTCAGGCTTAATAAATTGCATAGTATCATAGATGGCCATTCCAGCGGTTACGCTACCGCCTGGGCTATTAATATAGAGACTAATGTCCTTATCTGGGTTTTCACTTTCTAGGAACAACAATTGGGCAACAATTAAGTTTGCCATTTGATCGTGAACTTCACCTTCAAGCAAAATTACACGGTCACGCAATAGACGGCTGTAGATATCATAACTGCGTTCACCTCGGGCTGTTTGTTCCAAAACAATAGGTACTAGACTCATAAATTTCCTCTATAAAATAGTATTATTATACAGGAAATTTACAATATGTCAACGCTTCTTTCGCCCTACATCACCGACTTTTAATTTTTGTGATGGTTTAGATATGGTGCCAGCACCAGTAATATCTTTGGCTTTAGAAACCAAATCCTTTTCACTACTTGAATAATCTACCTCAGGTTCTCCGGGTTCGTCACTTACACTGTTATCAGTTCTTCCTAGTTTAAAACTAAATCCACCGGCAGTAGGCTCCGTGGAGCTTGATTTGTTCTCAACAGATATTTGACCGTCAAGTTTAGCAGGCCATTGTGTGGCAAATGTTAATTGACCACCCTTATAATCTGTGTATTGCTGTATGAAATTCATTTCTAATATTTGTAATACTGCATCTTGGAATTCAGGTAAGCCATCTCTAGAATTAATTGCTTCGGCTACATCTTTTTTAACAGCATAAACTATTTTACCGCCATCAGTTCCTGCACCCGAAACGCTATCTATGATACTATTATATTTTGCTGGCATTAAATAATCATCTCGTTTTCTACCTGCTGCAATATTTTCTCTGCACATTTCTACGATGTTTGGATGCTTATTTGACCATGGCAAATATTTATGAAATTTTTTACTAATAGCTTGGGGATTTACACTGTAAATTAAATCCATTGCGCTGAATGCTTGTTGAATTGTTCCTTCTTTCTGGCAGATATCAATAAATTTAACTGCATTTTCAAAATTAGGATCATTTCTAATGTAATCAGGAACTTTTAATCCTGATATAGCAGGGGCTGCACCTCCGCCTGTGCCTTTACTTGAAATGTTTAATGTGTGGCTAGTTTTGGGGTTAGTAACAGTGGCAAAGCTGTCAGCAAGGTTGGTGTTTGCTTTACTGGGAAAGTTTAAAACTAACTCACCTATATCTGAACCCAACCATTGTTCAAATTGTGCTTTTCTTGGGAAACGACTACGGTCATACAACAACGCCAAAACACCTAGATATTCACCTGCGTAATCAACAATAGCCTTTCTAACTTTTTCTTTATTCTTACCTTGATACTCTTCGGGCAACATTACATATTCGCCGGATGTAATGTATTTTGCTAATTCAATAATAACTTGACCGTAGTCGGTGCTGTTCAACGCCTTATTTTGAACGATTGTTTCATAAAAATCATGTGCAGGAATATTTTTATCTGTTATTCCTATTTGGCTAGGTTTGACTACTAAACCTTCTTTACCTGCAGTGCTAGCATCTTGACCTGCGGCAACCGCGGCGCCACCAAATTCATTTGTTTTAGCTAACTTACTTAGGGGAATTTCTCCCCCATCTATTGTTTTAGCTTTTAAAATACCTTTAAAAGTTTTACCAATATGATACATGTTGAAAAATTTGTTAGCTTCAACTGGATCAATGATAACTTCTTCCCCGTCAACAGTGGTGAACGGTTCTTGTTTTTTGATTTTATCTATAAATTTCTCAAAACGCCAGTCATATTTTGATATCTCGCCGGCACTTAAGCCAACCGCAGCTTCCGAAATTGTATCTAGAATGTTTAATAAATCACGCATAGTTAAGTATTTATGCGTTTTAGCATTTATATAAGTTTTGATGCCTAAACCATCTGCGCATTCCAAATGCCCGTTTTAGGGGTATGTTTACTTCTTTTAGTTTTTGTTTATAGATAAAAAATGAAGGACCGTGGCTCATTAATGGTTCTAAACCCAACTTGTGTCGCTTAAAACTCTCAACATCCCACTGATATTGGTGACACATTTCATGCGCTAAAGTAGCTATTAGCCATTGTTTGCAAAACCACTTGTCACTTAATCTAATTAGACAACTTGACTTATTTTTCTCTATGACTCCTGACAATCCAACACAATACCCCCAATATTTTCTGCACCTGGGTAAAATTTCAAATTCTGGGGTGGGAAGTTTGTTGTTAAAAACTTCTTCATTTAATAGCTTAAAAAGATGTTGTACTTCCCGTTTTGATGTTCTATAAGAAAGTCTTTTTTGGTAGGTTCTGGATGGTAGTTCCTGAGCCATTAGTCTTTTGATTTGACTTTCTTTAGACATAGTATTTGTATGTAGCATATCTCACTTGCGTAAAAAATGCTGATTTTACGGGAAAAATTGCCATTTGCTTCAGGTCAAGTAAATAGTATTTTAGGAGAAAATTATGGAAATTATTATCATTGCTGGCGTTGTAATTCTTGCAGGTTGGTACATCTTTTTTCGTCAACCCAAGAAGTCAGTAAGTGACCCAGTTGTTGCTGCACCATACAAAGTTGAGGCAGAACCAGCTCCAGTCGTAGAAGCCAAGGTAGAAGCACCTAAGGTTGAAGAAACTGCTGTTCCAGAGACAAAGGTTGAAGCTCAACCCAAAAAGCGTGCCGCTAAGCCAAAGGCTCCCGCAGCACCTAAGGCTGAAAAGAAGGCCCCGGCTAAGACAGCTAAAGCTAAGTCAACCCCACGCCGAGTTAAGTAATAATTCATGGGCGTCGGATTTGACGTAATAAGCGATTTGCATTTATCACCAAATGATAGTTTCAATTGGGAAGGTAAAGCAACTAGTTTATATTTGATTGTAGCAGGAAATGTAAGCTCTGATGTACGAACCATTGGACTTACATTATCCCATCTTTCAAAGTTTTATCAAGGGGTGTTTTATACCCCAGGTGCGCTTGAGTATCACGAAGTTTCAGATGTAGATGCTAGAACGGATGAGATATTAAAGATAACGAAAAGAATCGGCAATGTCGCCGTTCTTTACCATCATGTTGTTATAATAGACGGCATAGCGGTATTAGGAACAAATGGTTGGTATGGAAATACTAACACTGATGACCCAGTTGCAAACTTAAAAGTTGAATTACTAAGAAATGATGACATTCATTATCTTAAAAATTCAATAGAAAAATTACAAAAACATTTGGATGTAGCTAAAATTATTGTAGTTACAAACTCAGTCCCTAACACTAATTTATACTTCGGAGAAATACCCGATTATGTTAGAGGACAATTGCCATTAGATATTGCTCTATATGCGGATACTCAGTCAAAAGTATCTCATTGGGTGTTTGGCACACATGGAAAAATAGTTGACATTACTGTTAATAACATCAACTATTTGAACAACCCAAGTTATAAAATTAAACCTTACTGGGCTAAAAGACTAGAAATAACTGTTTAGGCTTCTGCTTCAACTTTAATTTGAAGAGGATAACCTTGAGACCTTGCATCTACAGTTACCTCAATGCCTTTTTGCTCTGCAATTTCATAGGGTAAAATAGCAACAACAGCACTACCTTCTTCATGAATATTTTTAGTTATATTCGTGGCAGTTTCTGTGTTGTAATTAAAATAATCAATTAATGATTTTACTACGAACTCCATTGTCGTTACATCATCGTTTATGTAAATGATTTTAAACAATGGGGGTTCTTGAAGTGAAAGATTGGGTTTAATCTTAATCTTGGTTTCAGCTTTAGACATATTGAATCCTTAGTACGGTGCGTATTTCTACGCACCTCTATAATACTATTTATTAAACGAAATAGCAATTTTCTTGGGCTTTTGTTCTTCAGGAACAATACGCTCAAGTGAAATTGTAAGAATGCCATCAGCAACAGTAGCACCTGAAACTTCAACATGGTCTGCAAGAGTCCAGGAGCGATTGAAGTTGCGGCTACTGATACCATGATGTAGGTATTCTACATTTTCTTTTAGTTCAATTGCCTTTTCTCCCTTGACACTAAGTTGGTTCTTTTCAACAGTAATGTCAATGTCTCCTTCTTTGAATCCTGCTACTGCAAGTTCAATAGAAAACTTATCCTCACTATGTTTCACAACATTGTATGGCGGATAATTTACTTGTTGAGTTGCAGTCTGACGCATAAGTTCATCAAACACATTTTCAAATCCGACTGCAAATTTATGGATAGAAGGAATATCCAAGGAACGAAGTGATAGATTTGTCATATTATATCTCCTTTTTTAAGCAAGAATGACATTGTAGACCCGACCATCGGCATCTACATTACTATTTATTCTAACAGTAATTCTATATAAAAACTATTTTTTTGGTTAAAATAACTTTGGGGGAAGAGTTTGGCTTTGGAGATAACGCTGCCAACGTTTTTTAGCTTGATTCTTTGCTAGTTTCTTTTTAATTGTTGGCTTGACATATGACTGACGGTTTTGTAATTCCTGTAATAATCCATCCTCCGCAATTTTCTTTTTAAATTTGCGAAGTGCTTTGTCCACATTACCGTCATGAACGATAACTTTTTTACCTTTTATATTCATATCAATGCTTTAGGATGAATTACTAATTCCTGATTAATATTTATCTCTTTAATGTTATTTTTTTGGTATCTTTTGATATTATACATATGAGGCATTAAAGTTCTTTCTATCTCTGTATGTAACCCGCGGGCCCCAGTTTTCAACTTAATACAATTATCTACTATTTGATCAATAGCTGATTCATCAAACTGAAGGTCTACTTCATCCAAACTAAAAAGATATTGATATTGACTAATGTAGTTGTTTTTGACATTTAGTAATACTTGCTTTAATTCATCCTTAGATAATTCAGTAAGTGTAACGGTAGTAGTAAAACGACCTATAAATTCGGGAATCATTCCAAACTTCGTAAGATCATCTGGGCTTACAGATGATAAATCTTGTTCTTTGCTTGATTTATTAATCACTGCACTAAAGCCCATTGTGGTGCCTTTAGTGCGGTTCTTTAAGATTTCGCTTAAGCCCACGAATGCGCCACCGGCAATGAATAAGATATCTTTGGTGTTTACTTCTATCATTTCACCACCGGGATGTTTACGGCCACCTTGATTGGGGATTCTGCAAACAGTACCTTCTACTAGTTTAAGTAGAGCCTGCTGAACACCTTCGCCAGATACATCTCTTGTTATACTAGTAGATTCACCTTTACGGGCGATCTTATCAATTTCATCTACGAAAACAATTCCGCGCTCTGCTTTTTTAACATCGCCATTTGCGGCATTGAGTAGCATGCTAATCATAGATTCTACGTCATCACCAACATAACCTGCTTCAGTTAAGCTTGTTGCATCTGCTACTACAAAGGGAACATCCAAAAACTTAGCTACACTTTTTGCTAGTAATGTTTTGCCTGAACCAGTGGGCCCGATTAATAACACGTTGCCTTTGCTTATTGTTAAGTCAGTGGGAGGATAAGTAATCCGTTTATAATGATTAGCAATAGCTACACTTAAAATTGTTTTCGCATCATTTTGACCAATTGCATGTTGGTCTAAGTATTCTTTAATAGCTATGGCATCAAATGTAGATTTATCTTTGCTTACATCTTGTACTACTGCACTATCATCGGCTATGAGTTTGTTACACAAATCAATGCAGTCATTACAGATTGCAACGCCTTCACTTACTATTAATTTTTTAACAATATCTTTGTGATTACCGCAAAAAGAACAATGGTTCAATGTGTTTTCAATGGTCATAAAGTACTTATCAGGTGTTTTATTTAAGATTTATTTTTAGTTATGAATGTTTCAACGCTTATTTTCTCATTTTCTGTTAGCATGTCAACATCATATTCACCCGATGAAATTTTATTTGCCAAATACTTCATATATTCATCATCATACAAATAGCTTGATGATATGTGCTTATTAATTTCTATCCATTTTCTACCATCAAACTTAAATGCTTTGTTTGGCAATACATCAACTCTAACAAAAATATCTCCTTTGTTTGAGACTCTAGGAAATTCAGTACCAAAATTTGTTGTAGACTGTTTTATGGCATCAGCATTTAACAAAAACAAGTCTGGGCGTAATTCTTTTAATGCTACCTTACTGAATACTTTGTTTTCAAAACTTACATATCCATCCATTAAATCCTTTACAGCACTTTCTTTTGTTACATTTTCTATTTCTATAACAACTTCTTTTGCTGGCTCGGGTGTAGGTTCAGGAGTTGGCTCTGTGGATTCTTCAGTTACTGGATTATGAATTTTTTGCAAAATTTCTAATTTTTTTCCGATATTGTCAACAGCTTCATCTGACACTTCAACTGGTTCATTAGTCTCAGTGATAACATCGGGTTTGTAAACTTGCGGTCCTGACCTATCAATGCCGGGAACTTTATCAGACCAGGGGCGATTTAAATAAGCATATTTTGTAAAGTCAGTTTTTTCGTTGTCAGTACTACTGATTGTAGCTTCGGGTACTTTTTCTTCTACAACTTTTTCTTTTATAGGTTCGGGTTCTTTCCATTCAGTTGGCCATGGTGTTGACCCTTCAATAGGTTTGTCTAATATTTCTTTTTCTTCTTCCGTGAATGGTCTAATAGTAACACCTTTTGGTTCGGGATTTATGTTAGTGGCGTCTTTGTCATCATCTACTTCTTTATCCCATTCTTTACTTGAGTTGGCAGCTAGCACAAGTGCAATAGCTAATGGATCAAATACTACAACAAGTAATATGATAACCCAACGAACTGCTCGTTCTAGTAAATTACTATCGGGGTTATCACCGTATATCAATGCGGCAACATACTTTATGGGACCAACTTCAGCCTCTACTTTACGGTTTTCTGCGGCGATCGGTGCTCGTTCTTCGTTTAATCTAGCAATTTCTTTTTGTGCTTCACCAATTTCTTTTTGTAATTTGGTTCTTTCAGATGCTTGTTGTCTACGAATCTGTACTGCCCGTTCTGCGCCCGCCTCACTATCACCTCTATTTAATCTTGCATCAACTTGAGCATCCATTTGCTGTAATGCTTTACGGGCAATATCAATATTGTCTCGTTGGGTTTTTATTTTTTCATCGTACAACGCCAGTTTAGCTTGAACATCACCCGATGTTATGCCAGCATCCATGTGTGCTCTGGACAAGAATCCAAATATTCCCATGCTGGTTAACAACGCCAGTGCTACAACAGCAGGAACAAGATATAACTTTAGTAGTAATCCAGACTTGTGCCAGTATTTGCGTAACCATACTGTAGCGGTTATCTTTCCCACTTCTAGGATAGAACCCATAACAATAATGGGTATAACCGCACCTGCGAAGATAGCGGTTAATCCAATAATACTGTAATACGCGGCAACTGTGCTAAGTGCTAGTGCTACAAGTAAGGTTAAGTTTGATAAGTTTAATAAATTTTTAAGTGGCATCTAATATTTATTCAGAATCGGGCCACGGAATATCTTCAGTCTTTACGCCGAATAAGTGACCAAAGGTATTTACAAACTCGTCAATTTGCATGACTTGTTTTCTAGGTATACCCGGACCTTGCTGTAAATGGTATGTAACCCAAGGTACGCCGCCATCCCGAACTTTTATTTGAATAACGGTAATACTGTCACCATCTTCAAATGTATGGCTTTTCCCAATTAAATCATTCATCAAATACTTCTCTGTCCAATTCAGCCATTAAATCCTTATAATGTTGATCTTGGGTTTTTCCTTCTTCAGTCAACTCCACATCACTATCGCACATTGGGCATACATCTTTGGTGCTGTGTGAATCTTCATCACTTTCAAAGTAGTTTTCAATAACTGTGCCATCTTCACGCAAGTATTGCGTTTGTGTTTGATACTTAGACCCAGTCCAACGACATTTGGTACACTTATGTGTGGGTTCAGGTTCTTTGTCGGGTTCTATCCAACTAGACTCGTCACCTAGCTCATATGTAATTTCGTAACCACCTTTGCGGTCAGTCCAACAATCATCGTATTGGAAGTCCCATTCTATTTCAACATCGTTATCGTAGGCTGCTTCAATAACTTCGTCAACTGATACTTCGCCATTTTCAATTTGCTCAAGCATATTGGCGATTTCGTCATCATCCAAGTCAGGATAAATTTCACTCAATAGTTGTTCATCAAGTTCAATAGCATATTGTCTATCGTGTTGATGCCATTCATGTTTAACAAGTGTAACCATTTTATTTATATACCTTTACATTTTTATGCTCTACGCTGATGACGGTGCGTGCAACACCAGATTTGATGATAGGCAAATCCAAGATTACATACACCAATGGTGTGGTGTCAGGTCCACCTATTTGGCTGTCATTTCCAACTGTACCCACAAATGGAATTCCATTCCACTTACCACATACTCGGTCACCGATAAAGTATTTGGGTTTGTAACTTTCTTTTGCAAAGTAATCAGCAAGACTCGCCATGATTGCACTCCTCGTCAAAAACGCTATCCAACATTCTCTTAAGTCTATTTACTTCGGTTTTACTCATACGCAAAGTCATAGACATGGTATCGTTCATAAGTGTAAGTGTTGCCATTTCATATGTTGAATCATAACCTACTCTATAGAGTTCATTACTAGATTCAATAGAAGGCACATTCAATTCATTTTCCATGTCAGAAGATTCTTTTACCATAGGTTTTCCTAACCAATTAAACATATATTATTTGTCATCCCTAAAACGAACGAACCTTGGGAAACGCAAGCTATATGTACCGTCTTGATTCTGCGTGATTACATCACAAAGGATTTCAACTGTACGACCAATAACCATATTGCGATCATTCCAAAAATTATCTCGGTCATCGTCACTAAAGCCAGACCCCACATTGACACTGATTTCTTTACCATCATCTACTCCTTCACAAACAAGAGCACCAAGCCGACCTTCATTGCGACCAGTTCCTTCTTCAAGGTCAACCACAGTCAAGTCAACAGTAATAGTGGGCTTCCACTTCATCCAGAATGTGTTTCGCTTGCACTCGTAAGGAGCATTTACATCCTTAATCATAATGCCTTCAAAGCCCGCGTTGACTTGATCCTTAGCATACCGGTTTAGTACATCACGACCTTCTGCGGTATCAAGGTCAACCATGATATGTGGCAACAGTTCAACATTGGGCATATTATCAACAACATGCCGCATGTTTTCAAGAATTACAACACGCTTACTCAATTGTGCGTTCCAATGTCCACGACGGAAATCTTCAAGTGGAACAACATCAAAGATGTTGAATACACTATCATCGGCTTGAACATTTTCCTTACGCCGTGCTTGTCGCATAAGTTCTTGGAATGTATTACCGATCACTTCACCATCAAGTACAAAACCATTTATTAGTGACATTGCTTTAGCCTTGCCAACCAACATAGTAAAGTTATCACGGATTTGATTTTCAATGTGCGTGAAGTTCTCAAACACCTTGCCATTGCGGCTAAGACTGATAACAGATACCTCTCCATCATCGGCAGGGATAACCATCATCAACACACGCACACCATCCAATTTAGGTTCAAGTCGCTTGATGCCCTTCATTTCGGGACGACCTTCACTATTGGTAGCAAGTTGACAACCGAATACAGGAATCTCGTACTCAGTCTTTTTACAGATTTTATTGATAGTCTTGTCTGAAATGCCTGCCCGCATATCACGGCGAATCACAGGAGCGCAAAAATGATTCCACTCATCGCTATCAAAACGGTATGACATTTCTTCAATAGCATCACGGGCGGCATTGCCAGTTAGTTGGCGTTTGCTAAGTTTAATCAGCAACTCGTTAAATTCTTGCCACGGATTCTCAGCATTGGTAATGCAAAAAGTATCAGGCACTTGCCGCACATTGAAAGTTACGAAGGGATTGTAACAAGCCTTGAGCAGACCCAAAAAGATTTGAGCATTGGTGCTGCCTAGGACACTTGCCTCAAGGGCTTGCTTAATTACATCTTCTTTGTGAAGGCGACTATCACTCTCGTTTAGTTTATGAATCCAACTTGCTGACATTATTTTCTCACTTAAAAGGCCAAGAACTATTGGGATTTAGTTTCGGGCGAGACTCCAATTTGATATTTTCTTCAATGACTTCATTATACTCATCACCGTTTATAATGTCAACCGTGACGGGTCCGATAATTTCTACATAATCTTCCTCTACCATCCAATCACTAAAATCGTATAGCCAGGCTGCCCCTACTCGTTCAAACTCGTCATCAGGATCTCCGTTATACCATTTATCTTCAATATCTGCTTTTTCCTCGTCAGTCAATTCGTCATCAAATTCAAAATCAATACTGATACTGTCATCAAGTTCACAACCCCAACCCAGTCCCGGATCACAGATTACCCATTTATCTTCAAGATAAACAGGTTCATCAAACTCACGGAAACCTTGCCCCCAGCGATAAAGTTCACGCACTACAAAACCGCGGGCGTTGCCCCTTTCATCAGTTTTGTAGGCAGCATAAACGGCTGTAATAGATTTTTTATCTACGGGCTTGATGCGGTATAGTTTACCCATTATTATCTTTCTTATACTCAGCCGCGTCCCAAATTAAAAACATACCGATCACTACCCAAAGAACGGCCAAACCTGTTTGACCAGTTAAATAGTAATTAAGTGCGGCAAGCAAATTAAGCCCGCCAATAGTATAACCAACTGCCTTACGCTTGCTACCAAGCCATTCAAGAAATTTACCAAACATAATTTTTCCTTTACCAACTAGAATTATAAAACACTTTTCGCTTTAGAAACAATTCTGCCTTGGCATCAACACAGAATTGTAGGTCTTGCTCATAGTAAACATCATCGCTGGGATTACCAAAAAAGAATCCTTGCGTGTGTAGTTTGGCTACTACACCTGATTTAATATCTTTCTCAAGCCTATCAACATCTTCCCAGGTTAGTTCAAGTTCAATGCCATTGAACCCACCGTCCCAATCAGCCATTTCAGGAGGCACACCATTGGTTTTCAGTTTTTCAAACCACAGTTGTTCCATCCAACCTTGCAGATTAGGATGCTTACGCCAGTAACTAATCTCCTGACGGCTATCATCATCGTAATCAGTACCAGCCTTACTGGCAATGTATGCGTATTGATCAAGTCCCATAACTCAGATACCCTTTTTGATTTTGCCAATCACTAGTTCAGCCAGATCAGTTTCCATCTTAGTGTCATAATGACTGGCTAACATCATGTTCACTACAGTAACAGCATCAGCGCCGTACATTGCTACAATTTGTCTAATCTTTTCAGGATCGTGGGTTGTATATAGCAACATAGCAATGTACTGTTGAAGTTCATTTGCCAGTTGAATATGCATTAGATAACCTTGACACGGTTGAGTTGGGTGCTGTTGTCACGGTGCGCCTTGACAGTGCCTTCAGCAATAATCAATTTTCCGATAGCGATAGGTTGCTTATAAGCAAAGAATACAGCCTGATCATCAGTAGTGACACCGCTAATAAAATGTGTCATCCATTGCTGACTGAAAGTGCAACGAACAACCTCAACAGTAACCTTAACCTTGTCACCGGGACGACCAATAAAACCACCTGAGGCATTCTCAAGTTTACGATTTATAGTGTCACGCTGGACTGCCCGTTCATAGCAACTAGGTAGACTTGCGATCACCGCAACATCGTAGGAGTTTTCAATAACATCACGGTTAGCAATCACCATTGCGGTGTTGTCAAAATCGTTCAACTTCTTGCCTTGAAGAATCTTAAAGGTAAGACCCTTGTAATACTTACGAACTAGTTCGCCTTGCTCTCGGTCAGCTTGTGTGATAAGGTCTGTGTTAGCAAGGAAGTTATCAATGATCTGCCGATTGGTCTCGCCGGTTTTGCCTTCCTCGATATACTTAAGGTAAGAACCGTTAATGCGTTGTGCCGCACATGCCGCAGACCAAACATCGTCGGCTTGAAGATTGAGAACTGGACGTTGATAGCGAGCCATTTAATGGTCCTTACTTAACTTT